GCTACGACCCTGACTGGTCTGGCCTACGGCAATGGTACTTCTGCTTTTACCGCCGCTACGGCTACTCAGATTGTGTCGGCAATCGGCGCTACGGCTGTTACTAATGCAACTAATGTCACAGGTACTGTATCTAACACGGCTACCGTTAACGGTGTTACTATTGGCTACCGGAATATTCCGCGTTCTACGACTTCGGGTACAGCTACCACAGGTGATATCGGTAAATGTATCGCTGTATCAGCGGGTATCACGATCCCCAACAGCACCTTCTCGGCGGGTGATGCTCTTTCAATCTATAACGATAGTGCTACTGCGATCACAATTACAGCAGGTGTAGCAACACTCCGTCTTGCAGGTACAGCCTCTACGGGCAACCGAACTCTGGCTGCACGCGGTGTAGCGACTATCTGGTTTAATAGCGCAACTGAAGCTATTATTTCCGGTGCGGGAGTCAACTAATGAGCGGTATCCAGATGGCACTTCTGGGCAGCGGTAGCTTTGCTCCATTCGCAAATACCTACGATACCGGCAGTGGGGCCGAAACTATTCCCGCATATGCCTCGCAGCTTGTGATTACCGCATGGGGTGGCGGTGGTAGTGGTGCGCCAAATGGTGGTGGGGTTAATGGACAAGACGGTGGCGGCGGCGGTTCCGGTGCCTATGTAGCTAAAACATTTACCCTTACGCCAAGTGATTGGGGTAAAACTATTAGCTACGTAGTCGGTACAGGGGGCTCTTACACTACTGCTGACGGCAGCGCTTCCACGGTTACCAATGGAACTTTCGGGACGGCTATCGCTTTCTCGGCTGGCGGCGGCTCTAACGGTATTGCCGGGTTTCTTGGTGGCGGGCAGCAGGGTGCGGGCGGTACTGCATCTGGCGGCACTACGAATACAAACGGCAATGGCGGCGGTTTTGGTTATACCGGCGCAGCAGCACCGAACGGTGGCGCCGCCCAAACTACATATGGTGGTGTAGGTAACCCTCCGGGCGGCGGCGGTGCTGGCGGCCTGTATCAAGTTTCTACATCGAATAACGGCGGTGCCGGTGCGGATGGCCGCGTCCAATTTGCGTATACATAAGGGCGGGTAGCCGATGACCTTTATTAAGCTCCAGTTTCGACCGGGTGTTAACCGCGACCAGACTACTTACTCCGCTGAAGGCGGATGGTACGCGTGTGACAAGGTACGGTTCCGGTCGGGTTTCCCCGAGAAGATTGGCGGCTGGGCTAAGGCTACTCCGAACACCTATTATGGTGTGTGCCGTCAGATGTGGAATTGGTCCACGACGTTTGGCGATAACCTGCTATCCCTCGGAACTAATAATAAGCTGTATATCGAAGACAGCGGTGGTAACTTCTACGATATCACGCCGATAAGCAGCACGCTTACGACCCCCAATACAAATAATCCGTTTAGCACCACCACTGGGTCTAATGTAGTCACCGTTAATCTCGGTGTAGCTTACGGGGCGGATACTGGTAACTTTGTGGATATCTCTGGTGTAACGACCAGTATCGGTGGTATCCCCGCTAGCCAGATCAACGGCAGTCAAATTATTACTGCAGTAACTAGCACTTCCTTCACCTTCGTGGCGGCATCTGCCGCGACTAGCACCGCCACAAATCAAGGTGGTACCGCCATAACTATGGCCTTTGAAATCCCGCCCGGTTATGCAGTAGCGGCCACAGGTACTGGTTGGGGTGCAGGTACGTGGGGGCGCGGTGCATGGGGTCTAGGCTCCACTGCGGGGGGTGTTAATTTGCCCCAGCGCGACTGGTTTATGAATAACTTCTTCAACGACCTCATTGCCAACGTGCGCAATGGGGCGATGTATTACTGGACCCGTGGTGCTTCGACTGACCCCTCGATAAGCCTGAATACGCGCGCCGTGCCTATGACGGATATTGCTACGAACGGCGGCTACGACCCTAATGCAGTCCCTTCCGCTGTCATGCAGTCTATGGTTGCCCAGCAGTACGGGTTCGTCTTAGCGTTTGGGGCGGTGCCGTATGGGCAGACTGATCCCGCCACTCTCGACCCCATGCTTATCAGGTGGTCTGACCAAAGCAATCCGGGCCAGTGGACTCCGGGGTCTATCAGCGCGGCGGGGTTTATCCGTGTGTCGCGCGGATCGCGCATCGTGGCTGCTTTGCCTGTGCGCCAAGAAATCCTAGTATGGACGGACCAAGCGCTTTACACGCTGCAGTTCACAGGCACTCTTAGTGTATTCGGCCTGCAGCAGTACGCGGATAACATCTCCGTCATCTCGCCTCGGTGCATGACCTCGGCGTCGAATATCACCTACTGGATGGGTCGAGATAAGTTCTATGCGTACACTGGCCGTGTCGAGACGCTCCCCTGTACCTTACGCGACTATATCTTCAACAACATCAACACTAACCAGCTTGACCAGATTATCTGCGGCACGAATGAGGAATGGAACGAAGTCTGGTGGTTCTATCCGTCAGCTAATTCTAACTGGAACGACTCTTATGTTGTATACAACTACTTAGAGCGTATCTGGTATTACGGCAAGCTTAGCCGCACAGCATGGCTCGATGCACCGGCCCGTGTTTATCCGCAGGCAACTTATATAGACTCAGCTAGCACTAGCCTTCAGGCAGGTGTGTTATATAACCACGAGAGCGGTGTTGATGATGATGGACTGCCTATGACGGCATTTATCCAGTCAAACGACTTCGACTTGGACGACGGCGAGCAGTTCATGCTAGTCAGACGCCTACTGCCTGACATTGGGTTCGAGGGGTCTAACCTTACCGAGAACGGCACACCTAGTGTTACGGTTACTATGTCGTACCGGAACTTCCCCGGTAACTCGTTGACTACAAACTCCGAGGACAATGCCACTGTGATCTCGGCTAACCTGTCGCCTTACACGGACCAAGTGTTCATCCGCGCTCGTGGCCGTCAGATGACGTTCATGATTTCTTCTAGTACACTAGGTTCGCAGTGGCAGCTTGGTGCACCCCGAATTGATGCCCGTGCTGATGGTAAACGCTAACTATGGCTCTTGATAACTTCCGTGCGCCGACACTGCCTAACCCACCTTCGGATTACGATCCGCAGTACATACGGCAGTTAATACGCGCTATTGAGCTTTACTTCGGGCAGCTTGACTCCACGACACCCAACCATGCCGAGAAATACACAGGTACCTTTGTAGCTACTGGCTACACTACGACGCAAAAAAATACTCTGGTGGCAAAGGCTGGTACTATCATCTTTGACACGACTTTGGGTAAGCTATGCGTATATACCGGCAGTGCATGGCAGACGGTGACATCGACGTAAATTAATGGTACTAAATAACCAGCCCTTAAGGATTACGGTAGCATGCAGTCTCTGACCCAACCGCCTGTTATGAATGCGCCCTACGCATCGTCGGTTAGCGGTGCTACCGCTCCTGCTTATAATCCCCCGACTTCACCCCCGGTACTTGGCCCGCAGGTTCCGGGCACTGCTAGCACGATTGCAGCCCCGCAGGGACTTAGCGCCTTCACTAACCCGCTGGCGCAGCAGCTTCAGAGTCAGGGTCGCGGTCAGGACTCGATGCTTGTCCACATGACTCCCGGTGAGGTAGGTGGCCTGCAGGCTCTTGCTCGTGCCGCTGGCGGCTCGCTTACTATTAACCCGCATACGGGCCTCCACGAGGCTGGGTTCCTTAGCGCCCTCCTGCCGATGCTTGGCGGCGCACTGCTTAGTTTTATCCCCGGTATCGGCCCGCTCATGGCGGGCGGACTCGTCGCGGCGGGTGATACAGCGATCACAGGCAGTCTCTCCAAGGGCCTCATGGCTGGTCTCGGCGCATTCGGCGGTGCATCTCTGGGCGGTATGCTTGCGGGTGCTGGTGGTGCTGCGGGTGCTGGCGCTGCTGGTGCTGGTGCTACCGATGCTGCTACTACTGTTGGCACTGGTGCTGCGACTACTGCGGCTACTACTGCTGCGCCGCTTACTCTAAGCGGGGGTGTTGATCTCGCTAACGCCGCTAATGCGGCTACACTCGGCTCTAATACGCTTGTTAATGCCGCACCGCTCACTCTGGGTAGCGGTGTTAATCTCGCTGGCGCGGCTAATGCAGCTACGCTTGGTTCTAGTGCCGCTCCATTTGCTTTGAACGGCGGTGCTAATCTAGCTGGTGCTGCTAACGCAGCACTGGGTAGCAGTGCTATTACTGCAGGCGCAGCCCCCTCTCTGGCTGGCGCTGTCGGCACGGGTGCTGGCGGTTTTTCTTTCCCCACTAGCTTGGGTGATGCAGCTAACAGGTTCGGTGCTGCTTCGCGCCAAGGGCTTTCTCCGGGGTCGATGTTCTACAAGGCCGCGCCGATGGCTGCCGGTCTGGGCGTGCTAGGGTCTGTATCCAACATGATGCAGGGTACTCCGGGTAAGGGACCTGAAGCGCAAGTGCCTATCTACCGTGGGCCATACCACTACGCGCCGCGCACTATGAACTCGCCGCCCCCGTTGGTTATGGGTCCTAACGGAGTATATAAAGCCCCGACTTCCGAGTTTACGTTTTTTGACCCGTCTAATCCGCAGGTCCTTGATGCCCAAGGTAACCCAGCTATCTACGAGACTGCCCCGCTAAGCAAGATTAACCAGTACGGCAGTGTAAATGGATACGCCCACGGCGGCGCACTGCCTATCAAGGACGGCTCGTTTATCGTTGATGCCCGCTCGGTCTCGGAGCTTGGCAATGGCAGCAGCAGCGCTGGGCAGGAGTTATTGTCGCGGTATGGCGGTAAGCCTCTGCGTGGTCCCGGCGACGGGGTTAGTGACTCGATCCATGCTAGCATTGGCGGCGAGCAGCAGGCGCGTGTAGCGCGCGATGAAGTCCAGTTTGATCCAGAAGCGGTTAGCAGGATTGGTGGCGGCAACCATAGCGAGGGTGTCAAGAAGCTTTACAACTTGATGGATAAGGCTCGCACGGCGCGCAAGAAGGCTAAGCCCGGTCAGGACACCAAGTTAGCTAGGGGGCTCGGCAGCCTGTGAAAGTAAGCGCTGTTCCCAAAGAACATGTACTGGCGGTATGGCCGCAAGCAGAGCCGTATGTTAAACTCGCCACAGACCTTACGTGCGGTAGGTTTGAGCCCAAAGATGTGCTAGACCAGCTTATTGCCGACAAATATCTGTTGTGGATTGCTTTTGAAGGTACAGATGTAAAGGGTGCAGTAGTCACTACGATTGTTCATTATCCACGCAAACGGTATCTGTACTTGATGTTTTGTGGTGGTGAAGACGGGTTCGCTTGGAAGGAAGAGATGCTTAAGGTGCTTAGGTGCTGGGCGTATGATAACCAGTGCGACGGTATCGAAGCTAATGGGCGACTGGGTTGGGCGAAGATTTTTAAGGCTGACGGCTACAAGTCGTTGTGGCAGTTGTTTGAGTTGCCTGCAGGTGAAGCAGGTATAGGAGCGCAGTATGTCTAAGGGTGGCAGCACTACTCAGCAAGTAGAGTCCAAAACAAATACTTCTAATATCCCTGAATATGCAGCGCCGTATTTTACCGATCTGCTGCAGCGCGGACAGGCTGTAGTTAACCAACAGTATCAACCGTATACCGGCCAGCAAATTGCCGACTTCACCCCACTACAGAACCAAGCGCAGACGGGAGTTGCTGGGCTTACGACCCCGAGCCAGTTTGCTAGTGCCAGCACTATGGCGCAAAATGCAGGTAACGCTGCTGCTAATATCAGCAGTACCTATACTCCGGGTCAATTCGGTACCTCTTATAATCCCGGTCAATTTAATAGTAGTTATGCTCCGGGTCAATTCGGTACCTCTTATAATCCCGGTCAATTTAATAGTACCTATGCTCCGAGTCAATTCGGTACCTCTTATAATCCCGGTCAATTTAATAGTACCTATGCTCCGAGTCAATTC